CCTTTGGGAGTGTCTTTTAAATGTTTAGTGAACAAGTTACCTTCGTTGCACTTACACATACTCTCGTACATACCGCACTCGTTACACATGGCTTCTTCTAACGTGCTACTAGTATCTGTAAACTTCTTGCCATCTAATTCAAACTCGCCACCTTTGGGGGTGTTGGCCAGTTTACCAGTGAACGCATTGCCTTCGTCGGCCACTTGTTGCACAGATTTGGTTCTAACCACAGCCGAGTGAAAGTTTTTCTTGTCAGCAGATATCTTGTTGTTGTATGTTTGGGCAAAGGCCATGGCACTGTCTTTGTCAGGGAATGTTTTTAGCAAATCATAACTAGCACCACCTGCTCTATCACCTTTTACTTTGTGATACACATAGAACTGACCGGAGCCTTCGTTAGTAATTCCGGCTAACTTAGCAAGCTCATCCAATTCTTGGTTCATTGACTCGGCTGGTGCAGGTGCATCCAATTTGGTCATGCCAGGATGCATACTACGTTCAGCATCTTGTTGTTGTACTGCCTGCGGTGTTAGTTCAGGGGCGCCAGCTGCTCGACGTTGTACTGCTGGCACTTCGTATGGTACTGGTCCGGCTTCTTCCATTTGCTTTTTAGCATGGCTATGCAAGTGCATGAAGTCACGCAAACGGTCTGTCATGTCGCCAGTGTCCTTGTATGATTTGATGTCTTGGTTTATGCACTCAAGCATTTCGTCTAGAGTCATGTTGGCTTCGTCCATCATGCGCTTGAAGTTTACACTTTCAAGAACCATGTTGTGTACTGCATTACGACTTTCTGGTAATACTGGTGCTGGGTGCTTTCCGTGAACATCTTTTATACTGCCCTTTAGGCTTGTAATATGATTTCTTGATGGCATTCCTTTTCTTGGACCTCGATCTAATACATCATGTCCGTAACGACCAAAACCTTTTTGCAAAGGGTCATTGTGATCAAATTCTCCGCCACCTTTGAGACGTTTGGCACCTGGATAGTTGTCGGGTTTTGGATTGTACATGGCATTGTCATACTCACGTGTGTCATTGTAATCTGGTGGTTCCTGTGTATACAACTTGTCTTTGTATTTGGGGTCACGATACTTAGCGGCTTCGTCCATTTTGTCGTCACGGTCAAATTCTGCATCGGCTTTGGCATTACGAGATTTGTCGCTAGTGCCCTTGCCTTTAATTTTTTTACCTGGCTTGCCGTCTGGCACATCACCTTTAGTACGACCAAAGATGTCGCCTTTGGGTGCTGACTTGGTGTCTGTGGGCTTGTCACCCTTGGGACGACCTTTTTGTCCCTTCTTAGGAACGTGTTTAGTTTTAGTTTTCTTTTCTTCGTCGCTAGGGTCATACTCAGTACCGTAAGTACCACCTTTGTAGATCGTGCCTTTTTTGGTCTGTAGCGTTTCGCGGTCTTCCGCCACGCCTTCTTCTTCGTCGGCTTCGTCCATGGCTGCACGTGATGCAGGATCTGGATTCATACCTGCAGGACGTGATGTTTGATCTGGATATTTCTTAAAATTTGTTTCACCCTGAGCATCGTAGGCAAAGCGAGACTTTTTAATTGGTGATTGTGCTTTGTCGGGATAGTAAATACTCTTGACTGATTTTGATACATCATCGACTCTACCTTCTGCTACATCTTGTTTAAAGCCCATGTACTTTTCATTTAAACGAGCTTCAACTGAGTTAACTCCTTGCATTACACTGCCTTGTGCCTCTACGCTTTCGTATATGCGTTGAGCTGTGTCTTTGATGTTTTGCTCGGGAGTGGGTTCTAAACCCTTTAGGGTGTTTAGTATGTTGTACATTTTAGAGTCGCTCATTATTTGTTTCCTTTTGGCTTACGATACACGTAATTTTGATTTGACCCGACTGGGCTTGTTGTGCTTACAGGCATTGCATCTGTGTTTGTTTTTTCTGTTCCGCCGGCAATCTCGTATGTGCGGCTCAATGGCTCGGCCATTAATTCTTTTAGCAAACTATCTACACGCTTCTGTCCAGCTGCTTCTTGTGCGCCTGGTGTAGTTGGAAGCTCGGTATTGTTAAGTACTGCACCATCGTCGCCTTCGCACTGTGCGAGTATGCGCTCGTTTACTAATTCTTCGTTTTGTGCTTGTCCCATTGTTTCAACGTGAACACAATAGTTAGGAACTAATGCACGGTTAATAACCAATTGACGCACTTGTTCTGCTATAGTTGGGTAGTTGACCACTACGTCAATCACATGTACTTCACACGGACCCAGTTTACCAAAGTCTCTGTGTTCTTGCACCGGAAGACGCTTGGGGGCAGTGATGGTCTCTACCTCGTAAGCATCTAGTGCGTTTTTAATTGCTTCCATTACATCGGCTTTGTTGATGTCCATGTTGGCAATTTTAATGCGAAACTCATATGGTTTCTTGGCATTGAAAAAGTAATCCTGAAATTTTTGCATAGTTGCTATATCCTATTACTATATTTATTAAACTTTATTTCTTTTGGCCTGCGAGTATCTGCTTTAGCAGCTCGTTACGGTCCAACACCATGCCTTTGCCGTCAATGGGTTCTTCGTCTGTGACCCCCGATTTGGCATCTTTGGCAATTTGATGATCTAGTCGTGCTTTGGCCAACTGTAGGTTAATCATACGCAACTTCTTGTCCATTTTGGCAGTCTTGGCAGTGATGGCATGTCCCAGCATGTTGCTGGCAGTTTGTAGTATTACTCCAGCAAAACGTGGGTCACTGTTCATGCCCAAATCAATCATATCTTCGGCTTTTTGCCGTGCCAGGTCGGCAAGTTCGTCCATCTCTGCGTCACCGGCCTCTAGGTCTCGTACCAAAGGCAGGGCGGCATCTATCTTGTTGATTGCCGTATCAACTTCTGTGATCACATCTTGATTATCACGTATAAAGTCCAAGGCCTCTTGGGGGGTTGTGTCAGCGCCGACACTGGGTAGGTTAAGCAGTTGTTCTAGTTTTTTAGTCATAATGTAGATAAATCGCCTATTAAATAATGATTACTGGAATACATACCATATTCCCAAGATAACCCTTTTGGAACCCCGGGTTGGTGAAGAGCGCTGCGGTCTATGCTTAAAAATTGTTCCCCTACATTTTGTTGTAAGTAGGTTAACCCTCGAGCAAAAGTTTTAAATCCGTTTGTATTTTTGAACCCTTCCATCCAGTAATCCCATTCTTGATAAATGGCCTTAACTGGCTTATCGCACTGAAAAGTTCGAGTATCGTAATCAGGGTATATTAGTCCTTTTACCAATAGTTCATATGCAGTACGATTCACTGAGCTGCGTAGCCATTGCAGATTAAACATATAACGGAGACCACGGTTTAACGGGTTTTCCACCCAACGTTTAACTACATGGCATTGTTTTGCCATTAAAGGTAAAGCATCGGGGTGCCAATAAAATAATTCTACTTGTGTGTTAGTATATCCGTTATTAACTGCCGCAGGCAACGTTGATGATACTTGTCTATCACCAAACAATGTGTAAACCTTATTGTTCTCAATTATGATTCTTGGCTTATCAGTACCAAAAAGAATGCCAATGCGTTTGCCTTTATCAAATGTGGTCAAACTGTCTTTTTGACTTGCATGACTGTATCGTACGATACATCCAGGAGTTACATAATCCCCGCACCAATGTATAAAGTTCTCGTCCCATGTTAATGTGTCGTTAATAATATCCAAACTAAAATCATGTACTGTTATTTTTGTACGTGGACTAACATTTTCTAACCACTTAATAAGTGGGAGGGCGGCATATTCAAATTCACTAAATTCATTGCTAGGGTCAAATATCTTGTTTGTGGCGTTGTATTTGTTAGTTCCAGCAGTTGCATGTCTTACAAAGATTTCATCTACGTGCAGGCCTTGATTTATAAAAGCATACAGCATTGTAGTACTGTCGCCGCCGCCACTACAATTTAAAATTAGATAATCGTATTTTTCTCTAAGTTGCCTGGCACGAGCGTGGTAATAGTCTCTTATCTCTCCGGGGGGCTCTACGGTCCAATCAAACGCAGCAAATTTGGAATCATTGAAGTTCCAATGCACATCATTGCGACCTAGGTTTAGACGAGTACCTTCTATTAATGCGGAGGCTTTGTCCCAATAGACTTGAGAACCAATTTGGTAAAATCCCAAGGTAGGATCTTTGGCCAGAGTTGTGTGGTCAATCTTAATCATTTTGAATTATGTTATGTTGTATTTAACGCTTGCCCTGATGGAACAAATCATTTTCGGTAATGATTCTAAAAGTCAGGCCATTGGCTTTACAATAAGCCTGGCAGGCTTGCCACTTGCACATGTTAAGTATGGCGGCTGCTTGGGCACGTTTACTATTGCCTGCGGCTTCTAGTGTGGTTTCTTTATTGGGTTTGATTTCCCAAATTTCGGCATGTTGTCGATTATTAGCATCTACATACACTACAAAAAAGTCCGGAACATAAATAGTCATTTTATTAGTAAATGGATTACGATAGTTAACATGGATGGCTTCATTGGCCCATTGTGTAATACTAGGGTTGCCATCGCACATACGCATGACTGCATGTTCCCAACTTGATCGGTAGTGCGGAGTTTTCTTACCTACGTATTTTTCTGGGTATAATAATTGATAAAACCCATTGGCGTACTTTGACATTATGCAAGGATTGTTCGAGTTATGTACTTATTTTGTACTGGCTGATTATTAAGTCCTACTAGGCTAGTTCCCACTCTGTTTAAATTTAAAAACATAGCAAGATATAAATTAAGCTCGCCTTTATTTAAATTTCGAAACTGTTCCAATATACTCATGGGATCTACACCTTGGGCCATTGCCGTATAGACTACAGTACTGGCTAGTACTGCCGCACTTTCTTTATTACCGTCAGTAACGGTTTCAAAAAATGAAGTTATTGCAGTATTTTGATCGCTACTGATATTCCCGGGACTGATAAAATAATTGTTAAAATACTTTCCCGCGGGAGTGTTTTTGTTTACACTAATATCAACGGTGCTAATATTACTAGGTTGACTCATGCTGTAATTCCTGGCGGTAATGGGTTATCTGTAACAGTTGCATTGCCTATCGATTCGCCGTTACTTTTTATAACTGATGCAGCTAATTTATTTGTTGCCGGAGCGGCCCGTAGTACAGTATCAACTGCGTATGACCGGACGCCAACGTTATTGAATCCTGCTAGTGGCTGCCCGGCAGTTGCACCAGTGGGAGTACGTGGGCCTGAATTGTCGTATATTAAATTTACTTTCATAGGTCGTTATTACCGTTCTGTACGCTACTATTACTGCCATTGCCTTGGCCAGCTTTGGGCAAGGCCAGTCTGTTTAGTACGTTACTATCACCTTTAAGGATGCCCATTCCAATATTTTTAAGTTCAGCACCGGCTATGCCCAATATATTTTTACCTTTAAAATTATTAACTGTCTTAGCAGCTTTATTGGCTGCGCCCAAGAATCCCAACGCTCCCCTTGCCGACATGCTTTGCCCAATACCGTTTGCACTATCCAACAATCCTCCGGGGCCAAGTATACTGCTAGTGCCGCCGCCTGCCGGGCTTAATGGACTTGGTGTTTTGTCATAATTTAATGTTGCAAAGTTTTTAGGTTCGTTTGTAGTAGTTACAGTACCGTAATTATATAATACCGTTTCGTACGTTAAGGTCATTGAATGTTCTAATGTACCTGTACCTTCACTATAATTATGTTGCCCATGACTAAAACCTGTTATCATGGGATTAATTAACACATACTCAGTAAAACGTTTTTGGTGCAAACTGTATATGCGTATACTATCTAGTATGCGTTGTTCGGCGCCGTGATTATTGTATTTGGCAGGTAAGTATCCCCAGGATTCACTTTGTTGTAAAGCATATTTGGTATTTTGTTTGTAGAATGGCTCGGTATAATCACTGTCTCGATAGTAGTGACTCATGTAGTCATACCAAAAGTCTCGTATTACATCTGCACTATCGTCATGGAATGTAATAGTCACATCATTATACTTGAGTTTGTTTTGTACAATGTTGGGTCTGTTGTATGCATTAAGAGTTTTTGTGTCCACAGTAAACTTGGGCAAAGTTGCAGTTTTTACCAACATGCCCATTTGAATAATTTCTGTGCTGGGCATACGACTCAGTGTTTGATTTATATCAAATGCCACATGGAATAGGTAAGCATGTTTAGGGGCCAGGGCATAGGCATCACTGACAAATATCTTATTGGCGTGTTTAAAATCTCTTAGGTATGTACCGCGGCTAAAGCCCGTTAATACATCATCAACCATGCTCATAGTAGTAGTCCTGTTATATAATATTTATCCATAAAAAAACCCGCCTGAGCGGGTTTTTTGTTTTGGGGTCGATTAACCTGTAATAGCGCCAATTGTTTGAGAAATTGTAGCACCAAAACCAACTCCGGCAGTTTGTCCGCCTTGTGGTGTTTGTTCTGCATTGTCATACACAACTGTTAATGCGATTGTTACAGGGTCTGTACCTGATCCATAATTCATATCGCCGTAGTCAACTTGTTGTAAGTAGCAACCATACAGTTCCCAAGATTCTAATACAACTGGAGTACGAGCACCATTGCCACCGTCTAGTATGTCCAGTGTCAATTGGAACTTGTAGTCAATACCGGCAGCTGCTGCGGCTTGTTCTTGGAAGTCGAATTGCTTTTGCAATTGCTCGCCAACCAACTTGCTAACATTTCCGCCAACATCGTCGCGCAAGTTTACTGTAATAGGTTGCCATTCAGCTTTTCCAGCTAGTTTTACTTTGCTGTTATAAACATCAATTACAATATCACCAAATTGTACGCTAGGACGCTTGACGTCAACAACTTGTTTTGTTAGTTCTACTGATTGAGCTGCACTTACCCCAAAGTTGATAAAACTTAGTCTAAACTTGTACTTTAATTTTGGCATCAACAGACCTTGGCTGCTGGCACTTGCGCCGCCTGCCAAGGGTACTGTAAAGTTTGTTAATGATGCTACGGCCATATTATTCTCCTGTATACTTTATTTATGCGATTTTCTTACTTGCCCAAAGTAGCGATGTCGCCTGGGTTATATAAACGAATCGGAATGTAAATAAATTCAACATCTTTCATTGGTTCAATGGCAATGTCTGCATACAATTGATTATTTGCAATACGATCTGGTGTGTTATTGGTTGTATCGCAAACTACCAAATAGTCGTAAATACCACGTTTTGCCACTAAGTCGTTCAATGCCCTACGTAGTATAGCACCAAATTGATCGCGTGTAATCTTGTCATTGGGTTCAAACAAGAATGCATTACCGGCACTTGAGAACAATGTGCGGATATAGTTTACCAAACGGCTCACGTTTACACGATCCATTGACTCTGTGTTAGGATCGCGAGTCTTTTGTCCCCAAACAACCAATCCAATTCCTGGAATAATTGTAATTGGGTTGATCTTGTTGGCGTACAATGTGTCACGTAGTGCCTGACTAACACCTGTACGATTAAATTCACCTGTAGTACGGTTCAAGTAACCTAGGTCAGTTGCATTGCTTACTAGGCCGCGTCTTGTGCCAGCTGGGGCAAACCAAGGATAAGCCACATTGTCGTTGTACAAGTATGTGCGTAGAGCCATATGACTTGGCGGTACCATTACTGGATTACCGCTTAGATCACTACTGATGCCACCGGGGTAATAAACAGCCATATATGGATCTGCAGTTGACAATCCAGTGCCATCAGTATTGTTACTCCAGTTAATAATATTAACTGCGTTAACACCTAGATCCATTGGAGTGTCGCCAATAATAAATGCAGTATTAGTACGATCGTTATTCAGTGATACCATGTTTGGAATCACTTCAGGATAGCCCGGGCAAACAATCAAGTTGAACTTGAACTGTTCTTCACGAATCTCTGTACTACTATCCAATGCACTTTTCATTGCTTCAATGACAACTTGTCGTTGTGCGGCTGCACCAGCATAAGGACTGCCATCGTTCTTCAACCCACTGACCGTAACCCACGAAGCGTGTTGTAACAATGTCCAGTATGCGCTGCTCGGTGTAGTCGGGCTTTGGTTAGTAGATGCGGCAGTGGCCACATATATGTCGGCGCCATAGAATACCTTGTTTCCTACAGCATACGTAGTTGCACTACTCCAAATTGCAACATCATAGTCGTTAATGTTGAACATTTCTGCAACATATTTCTTGATGTTGTATCCGCTACGACGTGTGTTGACCAACAACATACCACGTGGATAAAGTTGTGGATTAGGTGCGTCCAAGTCTAAATAATCACTGGTTAATAATGTCTCAATTGTTATTTCGTCGTCGCTGGCAACATCTGTTGTGCCACTTGTGTCCCAACGTGCATCAGCAAACACCACACCATTTTGACTAATTTGGTCAGTGTTGTCAATTGCAACCCAACTTACTCCGTTGTAACGACTCAGTTTGGGCCAATTGATCAAATCACTGGTATCCAACCATAAGTCACCAGTTACCAATGCGGTATTATCAGTCTGTGTTGTTGGGGCACTTGCACTCACAATTACACCAGTGGGATCGGTGTTAGACAGATCATATCCGCGCACATCGCTGGTTACATTCTGATAACCTTTCCAAGCTGTTCCTGTATTGACCATGACATCAATTATTGTAGGATCACCATAATACCATAACGAATTATCTGCAGGATCTGCTACTGGTTGTGTTACACCGTATGTGTATGTCAAGTTATCAAATCCACTGATAGTGACTGTAGTACCAGCAGCATTAGTGCCTACGTTAGTCACTCCAGCAACTAACCCTGCTCGAGTAAAGACATCACTGCTGCCTGCACCAGCAGTTAAAACAATATCTCCACCTAGCAAGTGAGTAATAGTTACTGCACCATCGGAAGTAACCCCAGCTGTTATATTAGGAACGCTTGTTCTTAATATTGATGTAACAAAATCTTGCACTGTTGTGCCAACCACTGTCACTGTATAACGAACGTCGCTGTACGCACCAGCACTAGATGCCGACACAACAAATGTACTACCATTGACAAAAGTTGGGTTGTTAACATTACCGACGGCAGTTACTTGACCTTCTACAGTTCTAACCCTTGGTCTAAATCCGCCATAAGCAAATGCTGTTGAAACTGTGGGATCAGTTCTAATATAAACTGTACCAGATGGAATATTTACACCACCGCCAGTGGGATCAAGTGCGGCTGCAGCATAACGGTCACCGTTGTATGCCACAGAAGCCAGTGATGTCCAAGCGTCCGTAGTTGAATTATATTTCTTAACTACAAAGTTCGACCCGCCACCAGTGGCACCGTTCTTAAACCATATGCTACCGCTTGGGCGTGCTGTTGCATCAGCAGTTGTCCAATAAGGGACATTTGCAAAGTCGTCGTATTTTAGGTCTGTACCATTATAAGTTCCGGTGCTTAGTCCCAAAGAATTCAATAATGTAAGGTTTCCGGATCCGCTAAACTTAGTTGCGATTACAATCTTGCCGTCGCCAGCAGCTTCCCCGCTCGAGCTTCCGTCCGAATAAAGTGCAATTTGGTTGTTTAGTACGTCGGCATAAACACCAGTGATAGCTGCAGTATTGATTGAAGCCGCCACGTTTGCAAGAGTTGTTCCAAGTACAGTAACGTTAGATCCATTGATCCGTAAATTTCCGCCGGCTGTAATTGTTGGGCTTGTGACTGTTCCAACTACTGTAGGTGCACTTGCATGCCAATTTGGAGTTCCGACTACCACCCATGTATTTCTAATGCTTAAAGGATCAATAGTGCCAATGTCCGGACCTGCTTTGTAAAATACCCGGTTAACTGGTTGTGTTGCAACAACTGCATAACTACCAGGAGTGCCTACGCTGGCCAATGGCGTTGCAGTACTTGTAATTGCACCTTGTGTGGTCAAAGTCGTTTGTGCATCTGTAGTAACAACAATTGGGGTTTGTTGTGAAAAACTTTGAGTGCTTGCGTTCCACTCGTAAATACCCCAAGCGGTATTTGCCAAATCTAACCAATATGTCCCGTCTGCCACTGGGCTAGTTGGTCGAACGCTTGTGCCGTTAAGTTCAGCTAAATCAACATCTGCACGAATTGCGTAAACTTGATTTGTTACCCCTAACGCACTATACGCAGTCAATAACCCGTATTCGTTTAATTCGTCACCGTGCAACGGTGTTCCTGAACTACTTTGTTGGAATGTAGGAGTTCCCATTGCAGTGGTCAAATCACGTTGACTACCAAATATTTGTAACTTACCTGCATTGGCTTTTGTTGTGCCTGTAGCGGTAGTGCCGTTAATTGTTTTATCTTGTGCCGTAGCCATAATAAGCAACGGTACGGTACCGATTGCGTTACTGATGTACTGACTTTCGTCTGTTACGGTAATTTGTTGTCCTGGGGATACTAGTGCCATAGCAACTTTCCTTTATATAACTGTTAATGATATTTATATATAACTGTGTTTTTTGGGTAGTTACGATGCCCTTTGCAAAGGTCAAGCAATAAATACACTATGGAACGCAAAATTTGTCCGGCTTGCAACCAACGTCCAGTTGCAGTAAACTATGTAAAAGAAGATGTCGCGCACTACCGATCAGTATGTGATATTTGTAGTCGTGCTGGTAAAAAAGGAAAACCGATTCCTGCGTGGTCAAAAGGCGGGTATAGAAAAAAACCCGCCTGTGAACGGTGCGGGTTTAAGTTTAAACTTCCCGAACAGAGTGCAGTATTCTACGCCGACGGAAACTTAAAAAACAACAACCATTTTAATCTGAAAACAGTCTGCCTGAACTGCATTCACGAAGTCAACAAGTCTAAACTTCCGTGGAAGCAAGGTCCTCTTGTACCAGACTTTTAATTTGACTGTACAATTGATCAATAGTACCGTTGTTGTCAACAATGGCATCAAAGTCGGTTCCGGCCCATGAATACTCGCTAGCATGGATACCATTAAGTCCTAACCACTCACGTGCTGTGTTATCCCCACGATTGGCTTGTTCGGCGATAGAGTACCAGTGCGGAGTTACGCCACGTTGTACCCAGATTATCTTTCCGCCCTGTGCTTGTATACTAGCAATCTCGTTAGGAAACCTACAATCGCTGATTACAACATTGTCTTGTGTTTTACGTAGTCGATTCTCCAAACTGGCAATCCACATGTCGTCATGGAATCCAGAACGACATACCTCTGTCCCCCAGTACTGTAGAATCCAACGTGGGGTTAGTGTGGGTATGTCCAAACGATTAGCCCACCAGGAATCCACCTGTTCACGCCACTCGCGAGCTTCTTTGGTACGGCCTTCCAGCATGGTTCTGTCCCAGCCGAACACTGCGGCCACTGCATCTTTAAGAGTATTGGCAAAACTTTCCCTACGATACTCGTGAAAGTTAACTAGATAGTCAGCGGCAGTATCTTTGCCAGCACCAATCAATCCGCAGATCCCTATAATCATAAAAAATGCTCCTATTACAGAGCATTTTAACGCATCATTGGCACACTTGTCAACTTATCCGGTTACCCAGGTCAGGGGTTGACTACCATCTACATATTGTTTGAGTTCTTCTTCTAACTTGTCCATTTCGGTTTGTGCTTCACTGAGCATGGCCGTACCATTTAGTGTAGCGCCGCCCTGTGGTCCGGCTATTTGACTAAATTTACTATAGGCCTGCCCCAAAATACGCTTACTGAAACTGTATGCATAATCTTGTATCCAAGGATATGCATAGGGATCACTTAGAATCATTTGATCAGGTTTGGTGTTATAGACCCAAAGCAGTACACTTTCGTATGGATTTTGATTGTTGTCGCGACCGCTGGTTCCACCATAACCATGTGGCATTTTACGCACAATGGTCAACTTCTTAGTAGCCGGATTAAATGAGTAATTCAACAGGCCGCCAAACATCTTTTGAGTCAGTTTTTGATAGTCTACAAATAGTTCGTAGTTTACTAGTCCGCCAACACGTCCGGCCTGTAACATGTATGTGTTCAAGAAACCCGAGGCAAAGGGTTCAAACATACTAGCAGTGGTGCCGGTCACACTGCCAATACCACGACGATATGCTGCACGTACTGTCATGATCTCTTTGGGCAGTATGTATTCCTGTGTCTCGGGCAATAGGTCTAGGAAGCAATAACTTTCTTCTGTTGAATTCTGAGCACGTTGACGATACTTGGTTAGGGCCTGATTAATGGCCATTTCATAGTGTTCTTGTTCCAGTTCAACATCAACTAAGCCGTCGCCCAGGCGCATACGTACATAGTCAATTATCTCAGAGCGTTTTTTATCGCTAGTAGGTAATGTTGTAGTATCAAACTGTATAGGGCCAGATCCCGTGCCGGTATTGGCATTGAATAGACTCTTTGTGGGAAGGCTATTAAAAGCCGTCAGATTAGTGTCTATTGTTGGTGTAGTATCAGGTACTGTATATTGAGCCATGAAAAATCCTGTTATATGTTATTTATAACAGGATTCGGGGTTTTAGGCTACTTTAAGTAATACAATGTCTGCGTTCATGCGCCCGTTCATTTTACTTTCAGTTGCTTTAACATCATCTAAGAACTTGCGTAACTGTATTTTACCCGACTTGGCAAACTCTTTGAGTTTTTCATCGGGCTTCCTCAGCGTCTTGCACACACTTTTATCTGTATCAAAGTTAACTAGACTTGTACCTTTGACTGTTAGTGTTTGATATGCAGCCGCAACATACTTGCCCAACTTACGTGACTTGATATTATAAACCCAAAGTTCGCTGGCTCCCACAATGTCTGCAGGATTGATACTGACCAACTTGAGTACTGCATCAGTTTTGCAATATCGGAGTTTAGATATAACCTTTTCTTTGCTAGGGGCTTTCTTGACCCGAGCTTTTTTAGTGGCCTTTTTAACTCCGCGATACTGTTCCACTGCCGCTAGTAAGTCATCAATCCAACCCGTAATACGCTTAAAGTCTGCGGCCTTAAGATGCTTGTAACCCTCGGTAACTTGTGCATCAGTCCGGCTTTGTGCAAGTTCAAGTTCGGCCCGACGGGTTTTGTATAAGTCTTCGTACTTGCCTAACTGACTTTGCACTACATTATTGGCAACTAAAAAGTCATACAGCTTTGTGGGATTCTTTACTCCGGTTGCAATGTCATCGTAGATGCCCTCAAGTTCGCCAATGATCTCGCTGGTGCGTTCTGCTAGCCGGTCTTGAATAGTGGGACGATTGTACACTTGTTCGGCAGTGGCAATCACCTGCACTTCTTCGGGTTCGGCTTTGCTGATCACATCCATCACGCTGTCAATAATAAACTCAATGTGACGTCCACGGAACGGCATACCTTTGCGATGTGCCATGATCAAACTGCACACTGTCATTGGAAGTAGTCTATCACCGGCACGGTTAAATGCCTTAACTTCTTCAATGCTTAACTTGCTATTTTTCTGTAGCCACTCAATTACATACTTCTTACAATCCTTTTGACTGTAGTAATAATTGTAGTAGTAAAAACTCTTACGCAGGCGGTTATCAAATCGTTCGTTGTCCCAGTCTGCGGCATCTGCCGTCCATTCAGGTTCGGTACCTGTGTATTTTTCATCTGCAAATGCAACGCGAACTTGTCGCGGGGCTTTGTTCTTAATCTTAATTCCGGCTACTGTTGCCATTATGCATTGTCCTTTACTGTTTCTAACGCCTCTTTCAAAGGTGTTACCCCTTGCTTGGTCAAGCCATGTTGTTCGTATCCGTACATGGATCCCACATACCAAACACCATCTTTCATGATGTAGTAATACTCTGCACCACACGATTCGGCCTGTTCTAGGAACTCCGCAAAGTTGTGTGCCACTTGCCACTCGGTACCTTTCTCGCCGCGGTCACGACCATAAAAAGTACACCAATCTTCGTTGTACTCCGGCATTTCATTACCAATGGGATCAAGTTTGCTAAAGGCGTGTTTCTCGCCAATTTCGGCTCGCAGGCTACTCATATCACCTAGTGCAATCAATCGATTCGCTTTCGAGCTGTCATAGTATTGTTGCAAGATTTCACCGTTGTGTTCTAAATAGCCATCCCAATGACAATAAACACTTTTACAAACATCACCGTGCATGACTGCAATACGACTACGTGTTCCCATTTCAGACTCCTTAAAGTTTAGTTATGATCCAGCATTTTGCAATGCCAATGACTACAAAAACGATTACGGCTATGATAACTGGATCCATTTTTAGGCTCCTACTGTTTCTGTGTTTTTAACAACTGTATAACCCTGCTTTTCTAAATAACGAATATGGTTTGCAATTTTTTCTGCTTCAAATTTTGCAATATATTGTGGCATTACTTTGTCAATTGCATTGCGAAAACGCACAATCCCAACACCCAGCATGTAACTGGTCTGACCGTAACTTTGAAGACGGGGTTGTCCTCCAAAAACTTTAGAACGGGCGGCATCTTCTGCAAATGCACGTACAGTGGCCATATAACTCATTTTCAAACTCCTTTATTGCTAAC